TTTTTTTTTTCAAGCAGAAGACGGCATACGAGATTGGTCAGTGACTGGAGTTCAGACGTGTGCTCTTCCGATCTAACTGATTGCAGGAGGGGATTCATTAGTAACCGTAGGCAAGATAATTATATGTGCCATTTTGGCCGCTGAGGACAGAACCCGTCCATCCGTCTTTGCTCTTTGCTGTCACTGATAGGGTGCCATATGACGCAGCGTTGTCTCTATTTCCTGACAAATGAACGCAGGCAGTTGGGAAAGGGTCGAGATTACCAGCGGCATCTTTAAACGTATGGGCTTGAGCTTGGTTAGTGAGTGTTACGCTCACCGTTCCAAACTTCATAATAAGACCATTGGGAAAAGTTATACTCGTTTCACCAGCATAAGTGCTAGGCGTAAAGTCCACAGTATCATTACTATCCACGTATGCCTTGATGCTCTTTGAGGTAGCTAAGGTAGTAGCAGTAGCCGTAGCCATTGTATCGTCGTCAATAACGTCTGTCAGTTTAGCGAAGGTTACTCCTCCGTCATTTACTATCAGTTGACCAGACGAATTAACCGTAGTGGAGCTACTGTCGGTAGCTTCCTGATTAAACGTAGCCAAGTCAAGCAAGTCGTTGAGCTTGTCAGCGGTAAGTTGTTCTCCGTTGGAGAACGTGGTCCCTTTAGTTAAGATAGGCATAATATTAAATGTTTAAGAGAATACTTGGAAGGCTTGGACTGCATACTTTACGTTACTTATAGCCTGCCCCCCTGTAAGAACTTCAAGGAACCCCGATGAATCAGTTGTTACAATAACAGTAGCCCCGCCGTCAGCAGTTCCTAAAAGAGCTGTATTTGAACCGCCTTGAACAGTAGCACCATAGGGCGAGACGGTTGACCCCTTCGTTCTAAAAAATATAGTCCTACCATTTGTTCCGTCGAATACCTCCATTATGACCATAGCCTTGTTTGATCCAACAACCGCAGAAAGATCGAAGTCCTGAAAAGTATTTGCGCTTGAAGTGCTTATTGTGCCTGTAGCCGTGCTAGCTTTTAAACCTGAATTATTGTCTACATAAGCCTTGATGCTTTCCGAAGTAGCTAACGTGGTTGCGGTGGCTGTAGCCATTGTGTCATCGTCAATAACGTCCTTTAATTTAGCAAAGCCTACCCCTCCGTCCTTAATCCGAAGAGCGTCGGACTCTAGTTCTATTGTATCGTCGTCTACTGATCCCGACGCCAAAGCAGCATTATTAACAGCATCGTTTAAATCCGCCGCCGTAACTGTTTGCGTTGATGCAAATGTTGTTCCTGTTGTAAATCTTGCCATATCTTATATTGCTGTGTTTGTTGATCTAAATGCTTCAGCTCCACCGACTTTGATTCCTCTGAATCTAGGTCGGCCAACTGTATTGTTAAGGGTGACTTGCATCCCGTATGCTCGTTTGTTACCTATTCTACCACGGACGGAAACATCCTCGTCGGCTGCCAGGACTGAATTTGAATTAAGTGCGCTGAGATTACCAACATCTACAGTAGTGTCAAGGTTCTCTAGCTCTGCGCTAATGTTTAGATTTGACGCTTCATCGGGCGATGATTGCACGTGCAGCTCTAGGTTGTTCCAACGCTTGCGGTCCATACTCCCCAGGGTAAACTGCCTAGTAGTTACGGAGGCAGGTATACTGTAAGGATCTTCTGCCTCGGTTCCTGATACGGGAATAGTCGTAGCAAGTATATCGGTTGCATCTACACGGGCATCAAGCCTGTGTAGCCCACCCAAAGTATTGACTGCATATACAGCACGGTCGGACTTTTTACCAGCTACGATTAAGTTAGCAATGTTCCAGTTCGGCGCATTAGTTGTGTCAATGCTTTCCCACTGCTTGTTAATGAAGTTAAAGATTAAAATAGCATTGTTAACCTGTGTAGTTTCTGTTCTCGTTGAAGCTGGTACAAAATCAGATGAAGCTGCTACAAAATTAGAATCACCTGGTTGACCAATTTGAGCTGTGCCGACTTGGGCCGTCACAACTTCTTTGTTCAGCGGAACAGCTAGATAGTATCTATTGTCGAAGTATACGCCTACGCTCTTGTCCCATACGTCCCTATTAATCCGTTTTATAATAGAATTAATGGGAGAACTTAAGGGGACTTCGTTGCCACGAAGGTTATATAAATCTTGGAAATTAGCTCCGTATACGCCGTTGTCCGAAAGAAACAATACGTTGTTTCCGACCTGTATAATGCTCTGCCTCGCTACGCATCCCACCTCGTTTGTAATTAACTGTACAGTCGCCTCAGCCCCAATGCCTTGCACCAGGTGAATGCTGTTTCGATTAAACACCAAAAGGTTGTCATCTGAGAATGAGTGCAGTCCTACGTTGAAGTCCGACGTACCTGCGTTGAATCTGAACTGCGCATAAATCTGATCGTAAGTATCGGAGTCCAAGATGTCAGAAATAATTACTTCATCTAAGATCTTTCGATACGTAAAAGTATTATCTGTATCGTCTACGCTGTATTTAAACGGCATTACTAACCTGCGTTGATGATACGTTGCGTATTCAGGCGCAGGCATATGAGTGAATCCAAGGCCTACCGATACGTGCCGTTGGAAAATAACATTACTAGCACCACCAGGAATGTTATCTGGTTCTTGAACATAGAACTCAAGTTTAAAATTAGTTTTATCTACAGAAGATATTACGTAATCCGTTCCTTCCGTGAAGGTAGATCCGCCAACGTTTTCAATCTCAATTACGCTTCCTATTGAAATCCCGCTTATATCGGCTAAAGAGGAAAATTCCGCCGTTGCCTTTCCGTCTTCAATAAGAACTTTAGTAGGAGATAGCTGACTCGGTTGTTCGTATTCTCCACTAGCTACAAGTTTAAACCCTGGAGATATAGTAGAGGTAGCGTCTACGCCAAACGCTGGTACTGCAGTTGATGATGCACCTGGTAGGACATAAGTAAAACTTGTTGTGCTGGGAACTGTATTAATAACGAATGCACCATTAGGATCTTCGCCTGCATTAAAATTAGTTAATCCAGAAATTGTAATGCCGTTGTCTATAGCAAGGTTATGAGGATTAGACGTGTTAACCGTTACCACCGTCGAAGTATCTATGCTAGCAGAATCAATAAGAATTGGAGTAAAGAAGTTGTCATTTTCTAGTGCAGTCTGCCCATCACGAAAAATAAAAATCCTATTGAATGATTGAAGCATACTGCTGTTCGGATTAACATTTTCACCAGCAGGGAAACCCATCGTTATACTAATACTAGTATCGTTAAGATTTGTAGCTACTGCATTAATGTTTGAAGCTAAAATAATAAACTGACTATTATCTTGGTTTGGATCACTGAATGACGTGCTAGCGTATACCGCCGAAACACTACCTAAGTCGAAGACCATATTGAAACCAATTACTGGTGAAGTAGTAATAGTTGTTAACTGAGGCTCGGTGCCACCGTCGTCCAGAGAAAAAGGCAGCGTCAATCCAAAGCCGCCGTAAGCGGATACATTAGAACCAACCAAGTCATACTCAATTGTTTTGGTTCCATCTCCATTGTCAGTGACGGCCGTAAGAACGTGTGCGCCATTAGGGTCAGGGCTACCAACGAGGCCTTCTACCGTAACAAGATCTCCACTAACAAATATGTGACCTGGTTCAACGGCTGGGTTATCGACGACGATAAGAACTTTATTGCTAGCTAAACTAGCGGATCGAATCGTAGTAGGAAGTAAGCCAACTACTGGAGGATTGGCTTGAGTTTCGGGAGCAGTAGGCAGACGCAATACAGCGTCACCAGACGCAAAGGGTGCCTTTATTACGTTGATGCCCTTGCGAACCTGCCACTCTCCGTTAGTACCCAGTCTCCCGTTTGAGCTATTAGCAAGCATACCAGCAGGCAGTTGATCGGGTCGGCTATAAGTATTAAACCCAACAAACCCCACGTCCATATCATCTTGGATGGGGTCATCTGTTGGTCCGTATGTAGTATATCTAGACAAAGTTTTTTATTGTTGGTTAACAGTCCCAAGCCTTACGGCTCCAGTAGTTAGCTGATAGTTTATTACTCTTACCTTTAATACCTCCACTACGAGCGCAGTAGCTTTTCTTCCGAGCGGGTTGATCCTTCTTGATG